CCGGGGGGCAACTAGCTAATGTCCACCGTGAGCAGCGTTCGCGCTGCAGCCATGGCATTTTTGCCGTGGGTACAAAGCCTTACCACCGATAGAGTCATTCAGATCGTGAGTGTCGCCACGAAGACTATTAAGTCTCTCTACCCTGGTAGCGCAGCTACTGTTCCCGCGACTACTCAGCCTCAACCAGCGAACTATATGTTGGAGGCTGAGCCGCAGGGGAAAGGGATCAACTACAAAGCTATCTCACTTGTCGTTGCTTTCCTTATGGTCGTCCTTGGCCGCACGTTTGCGATCAGGACGAAGCTCGGAACTGTACCGAGATACAATGTGCGAAAATTGGGACTGTTGATCATGGTCTCTTTTCTCCTTAAGAGGATTACCTCCATTGTGTGCGGGCGAGCCACGTCGCCCATTGGCGCTTCTCTGGTCACTAGACTGATCAGTAAAACTCTAGCTGAGGGTCGCCTCAGCTCTAGCCAACAGCGCCAGGTTTTCGTCGATTTGCCGATCGTCGCAAGCCGAACTTTAAACACGAATCATACTCACGGTAACTCTGCTCGTGACCGTAACTCGGGTAGCGCGACGGCTGCGCTGGCCGCTCAAGCACTCGGGTTGGAGCCATACTACATTCAGATGTCATTATCTGATATTAGGAAGGGTAGGCAAGGTGATCGCTCATATCATTGGGCGAAGGATATCGCAGTGCCAGCTGCGGATTTTCACTTTGACTGCCTCGAACAGGCCGCCGTTTTAGTCGACGTAGATCACTACATCGACATGCCCACACTCCTTGCCAGGCACCCTGGGACGTACTTGATATCTACGTTCCAACCAACTGCCGCCGCCAAGAGTGAGGGAGAGTACACCTACCGATTCCTTTCAAATGGGTCGGTGGAGTATAGAGTGAGTGGAGGCGCTTTATACAATCATCAAGTATGGGACTACAGAGGAGACACTTTCCTCTGCGAGGACGTTGGCATCATCAATAAGACCATCGTTTCGTATCATATCGACCGAAAACGATTGAACGATAACCATACCCTCATCCTTCTAAGCATGATCGGGAAGTTTGAGATGCCGAGTGTTATTCCAACGACGTTCGCTTTGGACGGCGCGCGTTTAGAACGCTTGAAGCCTGTGTGCGGCAATCACGTTGTGCTCGACGTGGTCACGCAGGAAGGAATGTGCAGGAGTATAGCTGTCATCGGACAGCGTACTGCAGTCACCCTGCCCATTGCTCAGCTGGATGCTGTGCATGCTGTTGCGATCACTGCGAAGGTGCCGATAACACCCGCAATGGTCGCCAGCAACATTGCACCGTCCAGTCCTTTGGGGTTGCCCACCGAGAGGCTTCCCCCTGGGCACGCGGCTATTATAGCCAGCTATGTCCGAGCTGGCGTGCCACATTCGCCCCCCGTTGTTTACGCTCCGGAGGCGGGCTTGGTTCCGATTTCGTTTTCCAAGCATGACTACGACGCAAAAGTGCCACTCAAGGCATTTGGCAGTCCGCTCATCGGTCCGTGCTATACTTACGTTTCAAGTTTAGCCACCGACGATCGCTGCATCCGTGGGCGCGTCGAAGCATTCATTTCCAGGGACAGTCCTGAGGTTGAATTGCCAATCCCACCCTCGTTGGCCGGTTATATGGTCGAGTTCGCGAAGTTTCTAATTCCAGTGAAACATCGCGGACACCCCGTCGGGCACGACGAGGTACGAGAGAGACAAGACAGGCCATCTCAAAGGTCAATCCTGGATAACCAGAGTGTCACTGGTGTATTTATTCGGGAGTTGATCCAGGCGTTCGTGAAGAAAGAGGCAGCTATTAGCCCTAGCGATCCTCGTAATATCTCACAGATGCCCCGAAAGCTAGACTATGCTACTATCATGTACGCCTTCCACGAAGGTGTGATGGTGGAGCAGGAGTGGTATGCATTCGGAAAGACGCCTAAAGAGTGTGCTGAGCGGGTGTGCAGTATCCTTACGTCCGCCAAACACTGCGTCCTTGCTGACGGATCACGCTTCGACGGACACGTGAAGCGCCGTGCACGGATCCTCGAACGTATATTGATGTTGCGGTTCTTTCATCCCCAACATCATTCCTTGGTCAATGAGACTATGGACGCCCAAATTGGATTAGTCGGCTTCACGACCGAAGGCCGCAGATACAATTCAGGCTATACACGTGGTTCGGGTTCCCAAGAAACCTCAGACTTCAATTCTGTCGAGACTGCTTTCATCGATTACTGCGCGTGGCGTAATACGACTGTAGACGGAATTAAGTGTGACGCCGAGACTGCCTGGAGAAATTTGGGCATCTATGGCGGAGACGACAGCCTGGCCGGCGCGGTTGACCCTGATGCATTGAAACGCACCAGCGTCATCATGGGCCAGGAGTATGAGATAACTGTCGTCAACCGTGGAGACATCGGAGTCAACTTCCTGAACAGATGGTTCGGGCCCGATGTTTGGAATGGTGATCCTTCGTCCATGGCAAATCCTCCCCGCTTGCTCTCCAAGCTGTGGGTAGGTCCATCTCAATTGGCAAACCCAATTGAGCGCTTCGCCGAGCGAGTTTCAGGCTACTACCGCATGGATAAGAATTCACCGGTTATTGGCCCGATCACTATGGTGGCTCACCTTCTCCTCGGGGAGAAGGAGGGAGGCGATCTAGCGCCATGGGATGGCAGACATCCCAGTGATTCAAACTGGCCGAACGATGACAGCGGCTGGATGATGGACTTGTTCAACAAGTTCATCCCTGACTTTGATCACGATCGCTTTACTGACTGGCTTGATGAAGTTGCCATCACCAGACGGAGGGAGCTCTTGCTGCAAGCTCCTCTTTGCACCGCAGCACCGACCGAAATACCGACGGTCAAAACCGCATGTGTTGTTGGAGACGACATTGCGTATCCGCCCGCTCCCGAGAGTGTTGTTGGCACAGTAGCCAACGAGACCGTTCCTCTTTTGTCAGACGAGGAATATGAGGCGACTTACTTACGTGAGTTGTTTCCATCGGCGGTTCCACGAGAGGTCGTGGACGCGGCCAAATTGGTGCCACTCGTCGGCACTGACGGCCTCAAGACCGGTAAGCCTGCGCCTGCTCAAAGCCCGCGCAGACGGTCGCGAAAGGGCACTGCGAATGCAGTGGCTTGCCCCCATCCGGTCAAGCTCAATTCAAAGACGCGAGAACCCTACTCGTGCCCGTGCACTTGGGTCGCCCCATCTCGTAAGCCCTCTCAAACGAAGGCAGAGTACGATGCGTATCTTGCCACTTGGCGTGACAAGCGTGCGCACGCGGCCAAGAAGTGCGGACTCAAGCTTTAGCGAGCTTGGGTGTAAGCCGCCGGGCTATAAACGAGAATAGGCTCGGATGCCTATAACTCCGCGGGTTGGGCACCCGTCAATAAGCCCATGGTAGGTGGGTCGCAACCACTACCGATTTTTATCCAATATCAATCGGGGATTCGAGATGAAACGCTCAAACTACCAACCTAAACGAGGCGCCGCAAAGCCGGCGAGCAAGCTATCACAACAGGTGGCTGCAAACCGTCGAAAGACGTACGAGAACACCCAACTAGCTTGGGACAGCGTGGTTAAGGACGAACTTATCACCGCTGTGACCGGTTCCGTCGCTCTGTCGGCAACTGAGTACCCGATTAATCCCGGGATGTCCACTACCTTTCCACTAGGCTCAGCCGAAGCATCCAAATGGACTGAGTGGAAGTGCGACTACGTAGAGTTCTACTACAGACGCACCGTATCCGAGTACGCAACACAAGGCACAACCGGCCGTGTGGTGCTCGCATGCGATTACTCAGCTTTAAACGGCGCCCCAACCACTCTGCAGCAGGCAGAGGCGTTGCATTGTGCATTTGGCATGCCATGCGATGAGGAGATCAGGCTTAGGCTTGATCCTCGGATCGTGAACAAAGCGGATCCAAAATACATTAGAACCACTGAGCCCTCTGGTCATTCGGACATTAGATTGTTCGATGGGGGCAATTTCTGGTTCGTCGTCTCAGGATGTCAGAACGGCACTGAGATCGGTGAGTTGCGCGTTCGGTACCACTTCAAGGTGCGACTCCCAAACCTCCTGAATACTGGAGCCATTTCTAACACTACGTTTTCGCAGTGGAACCTTGCGGCAAATACTGCTGCACTCTCCGCAGATGCAACATTAGACATCTCGGAGGCCTTGGTCGTCGCTTCGGGGACACCGCCCACCAATGCTTCAGGCGTGATTACCCTGGGCACTGCTGGAGTATACAAGGTTCAAATCGAAGTAGGCTACAGTACAACTGGTGGCATCGATAACACCGCCCGCATGGTCTTGTGGGTGGACGGTGCAGAAACCAGTCCTCCGATTTACCTCCCAATGCATACCTATGCGACAAATTACCATTCCGCAGGCTGCTTTTCAGGCCTCGTAATTTCGGATGGTACTACGACAGTCGCGGCTCGGTTTGATTACGGAGGAACTTCGGCCTTTACCTTTCAAGCTGATTGTTGTCGCATCAGCATTGAACAACTTTAATCAGGAGGCCAACGCCAATAATAGACTAAAACATAACAACAAAACAAACTCTTACTGGC